CTCAGTTTTATGAAGAGCAGTGTGAGCAGTTGAAGAAAGAAAACAGAACGCTGCGAAACATGGGTAGAGATTTTATCAACGAGCACAGAAACAAAGGTGATATGTAGTGTACGTAAAACACTTACAAGAATATTTAGATAAGTTTACAGAGGGCAGAAACGGTATGCGTGGCAATGCCGTGAGTGATGCTAAAATTTATATCATGACAAGAAAAGGATACCTAGAAGAGATAAAACGTATTGAAGTTCATGAGAGTAATAACCCGCTTGATAGTTCTATTCGTGTTGTATTGAAACCTAATCGTGAAGAGAAACTAATACTCCCACCTGGATATATCAAAGACTATTAGTCGCTTGTGTGTTTTATTTTTCCAAAACAATCTTCGCACAAACATGTGTATTCACCCATGTCATAATCTTCTTCTATATCCCCGTGCCAATATAGATATGCGTCTTCCTCTTCATTTTGGCATTTATTACATTGTTTATCTATCATTTCTTCTTTCTTCGCCTAATGGGTAAGTCAAAGTCTTTAACAACTTGATTGCCTCGCTTGTTCGTCCACTCGCCTGTGATTCGCTTGTCGCCTGTCGCTTGTGTCTCGGCAGAACGGAGAGCTTTCTTTAAACTTCTCGCTTGTACTTCAAACTCTTTGCTGCCTGTGAATTTATAGGTTCTCAATTATAACACCCATCGTCTATTTCTTTTTTGGCTTTCTTAATTGTGTCGTATTGTGTTGATCCTACTTCCCAGAACGGGTCTTCTTTAAACTCTTTACACACGATATAATATGGGACTTCGCTTTCCCACATTTCACATATTTCAAAACCTTTATAATGTTCTATTGGCATATTACACCTTTTGTTTGTTCGCTTGTTGATTTAAAGGAAAATCGTAGAACTCCCAATCGTCCTCACATATCTGAACTTTAAATTTATTTGGTAGTAATTTGTCATTTACCGCAGTTAAGCACTCAAATAATTGACTAAAGTTCTCACACACTACCTCTTGTCCTTTATCATTTGTTATTCTTACGTAGTTCATATTACACCTTTTGTTTGTTCGCTTGTTCTTCTTCGTGTATCTCTTTTTGATACCTTACTGTAAGCTCTGCAACTTTGTGCATAGCTTTAATAACACTCTGTCCCTCATACTTATCATTTTCAGATTGCACAGATTTATTTACAATCGCTTGTAAGTCTCTCACTACTTCTTTCATAGCGAATAATCTGCCAGAGCTTGAAGATGACACATATAGGTCGTTCATTAAAGCTATTTGTTTTTGTAGGTCACTATTCATTTGTCCTCCTTTCTATCTGTGAAAATAATTCCACATTTGATCTCTGTATATCTTAACTATTTTTTCATGTTCACCAAGATATTCATTTATTTCTTCCCATGTGTAAGTTTTTTTTGCCGTGATTTTTTCTGATGATTTTTTAAAAGCCTCTGCGACCTTTAAAATTAAATCCATATTTAAATCATTAATGAGAGTTTTTTCGGGTGGTTTTGGTTGCTCCTCCATACCTAGCCTAAGCCCCAAATTTTTTAACGTTTCTTTTATTTCTCTTATCGACATTCTTCCTAAATTAGGAGTTCGTTTTAACTCTCGTTCTTCACATCTTGTTACATCACCTATTGTTTTACAACCCATCATGCCTAATGCGTTCATTGATCTCATAGAAAGTTCTAAGTCTTCTATTCCCTTGTTTAGTATATCGTTCATTTGTCCTCCTTTATTTTTTGCAACATATCAACTTCTACTCCGTCTGCGATATATTCTAGTGGTTTAAATCTTATACCGTCTTTAAGTCTATATGTTATTTCATTCCCACTTTTGTCTGTTTTAACATTTCCATCTTCATCATGTAAATAAAATGTTATATCAGAAACGCCAACGTAGTAGTCTTTCATTTCCAACTCCTTATAAATTGTGGTTGATATTTAAGTTTTCGTTCTTCTTGTTCTTCAAGAAACTGCTCCCAACTGTCTGCGCTTGTGGTTTGAATATCGTTGTATTCATCTATCAGCAACTCTGGGTGGCAACCATTGTCGATCATATCTTGAAGTTCTTTTAATCTTTTATCTTTCCAATTCATTAATTATTTTTTTCCTTTGCAAACGTGTTGTTTATGTCTGGTGGCATATCACCTTCCATAATTCTATTTATCATCTTTTTTATAAAGGTGTTGTCGTGTTTCTCACCATTTTTGCCATACCTACCCATAACCCTACTCCACACCATTAAAAAATAAAAAATGATAACTTGATCCATTTGTGGGTTTGGAAATAGTGTAGATATTTTTTCAAAGCCCTTTTCAATATCCCTTTGAATTAGGTCTTGAACTTCGTTTGAATATTCTTGATTTGGGTCTTCCTCTATAAATTTATCTTTCATACTCCCTTATACTCCAACATTGTCCTTAGTGTCAAGATTAATTTTAAGGGGTTATCCGTGTGGATAACCCCTATTGCGTGTGTTATTTACAAGCAATTCTTAAAAGTTCTTGCGGTACAGCTAAATTAATATCAGCTTTTTTCATCTGATCTTTTAATGTTTTAACTGTACTATTTATATCACTACCCGTATGAACTATAACTTTGCAATTTTTCTGCAAGTCGTTCATTTGATTGTATAAGGTGTGATTTTTTCGAACATGTCTCTTAGCCTCGTCATAACACACTTCGTCTAACTGACTAACAAACCAATCAACGTCCTCTTTCGAGGTATCGTCAAATTTAACGTTGTTGTCATGGTGGTCTTTCCAACCCCTTGACTTACTTATCCTATTTAACTTTACCCCTATTTGTTGGGCTATCGCTTGTTTTTCAGATAGTAGTTTGTTTTCTGTTGCTTGTTTGCTTGAAACAAAAGCCTCATACTTTTTTATGGCTTGATCCAAGTTTTTCAAGTCTTTTTCAACACCGCATACTTTTGGAAACGATTGCTTTTTCTTATCCGCAATCCTTTGCGCTTCCATTGATATCTCGGTGTCAATGCTTGACTTCTTGTCGTTAAATTCTTCTCGAATATAATTGACCCAGAACTCAAGCTCGTTGCTTCTTATTGGTTTCATATTATCCTTTCGTTAGGTTATTTGTATCCCAGATAATCCTATAAGTCAATAGCTATTTTTAAGGTTTTAGATTGTGGCTTTTTTGTGTTAGTGTTGCCTTAAAAATGCCATGCTACCCGAAAGAAAATTATATCAAAAATTAAAGAAAAATATCCCGTCTATTTCTTGGAATAGAATAGAAAATTTAAGCCTTTTAGGTATGCCAGATTTATTGGGGTACAATAAAAATAACCAATTTTTCACAGTTGAATTAAAAGTCGTAAAAGGGAACAAGATAAGATTTTCGCCTCATCAAATTGCTTGGCATAAACGACACCCGAAAAATACATTTATCTTGGCCGAGACCCTCGTTCCAAGTTCCATGAAAACTTCTTCATTGTCCTTGTTCCACGGTTCATCAATCATGTCGCTTGTGCGTTATGGTATGAAAATTAAGCCTGTCGCTTGTGACTTCCGCGCTTGTGCGTTGGTGTTTGAAAATTTAAAATCCCCATGAACCGCGCTTGCGGTTCACGGGTCAACCTAAAAGGTAAAATGACGGTCAAGTCAGTCGAACCCAACTTGACTATTTCGGTAATTACTCCGACACAATGTCAGCGATCGCGACTTGACCCGCGAACCATTGCTCAAAGTGCACAGGATTTTAACCCAATCGGTGCAATGGTTCACGGCTCAAGCTACTAGAGCCAACGTTGTTTTAATGCGTAGCCGTCATTGAATAAAGTTTGCGACAATGAATATACAACATGAAATCCCATATCCATACCACAACCTTGAACCAATAAAGAACCGTCATCTTTTAATTTATAACCTAATGCTTTTGATACATAATAAGACCAATAACTAGGGTTGCCGTCTTTTATGTCTAAAACTTTAATACGTCTAGACATTCCAGACGGGGCGACCTTAGTAACTATTGTAAATAAAGTATCCCCTTTTTTTAGGTTCTTTTTTAGGTAGTCAATAGCGTCTTTTTTTTCTGCTTTCATAGTCCTATAATATCATTGACAACATAGTTGTCAACTGTTATATTTCAAATCAACGGAAAGGTGAAAAGATGACAGATAAAGAAAAAATAAAATCAGCTTACGACATGACAGACGAAGAAGTCGCAAAATCCGTTGACCTTGAAACTTCGGACTTTGACGAGAGTGGGGATATGTTGGACGAGTTGCGAGATATTATGGAGGGCAACGAATGACAGTATCAAAAAAATGGCAAGAGGGGTTTATTAAGTACGGCTTAAAAAGAGGGTTTATAAAACCACCTCTTGAAAGTGAGAACGAACGAACCGAACGAATAAAAAAAGAAAATGCAAACATTGAGAGAATAGACGCGCAAATTAAGAGGGTCAAAAAATGGTAGAAATATTTACACAAGCGCCTTTAGAATTAAGAATAATAATTGGTGGTTGTTTGATTAGTGGCGCGTGGTTCTTGTACAGTGAATATAGAGCCGAACAGAAAAAAAAAGAACGACACCAAAAAGATTTAAACGAGAGCTTTAAAAAAGCTAAATTAAAGCTGGTTAAAAAATAGACAATCTCCCACGTAAAAAGAGAAGCCCCGTTCATGTTTCATGGACGGGGTTTTTTTATGCGTGTAGGGGTCTCAAACGGCTTTGCTTTTTTGCTTTGTTTTTTGACCCCGTCCACCCTTGACGCAGAAAGGGATCCTAATATGTGTATATATATGCTTGATTTACACATTCATTCCCCGTAAAATACTTGTCGAAATAAAAAGGCATAGCAAAAAAATTTTTCAAAAATTTTTTATGAATCGGACTATTGATATTAACAAACTACCCATAGACGTTAGAACGGAATACATGAAACTTAAAGTTAAGTTTCGTGAGAAACAAGTGCAAGTCAAAGCAAAGAATGACTTCATGTCTTTTGTAAAATGCGTCTGGCCAGATTTTATTGAAGGTGCACATCATAGACATATCTCAGAAAAATTTAACGATCTTGCAAATGGAAAGATCAATCGATTAATTATTAATATGCCACCAAGACATACGAAGTCTGAGTTTGCATCTTATCTTTTGCCAGCGTGGATGGTGGGCCGTGATCCAAAGCTCAAGATTATTCAAGCAACCCACACGGGCGAACTTGCAGTAAGGTTTGGACGGAAAGCCAAGAACCTTATCGACAGTGATGCTTATAAAAATATTTTTAAAACAAAACTACAAGAAGATAGTAAAGCGGCAGGACGTTGGGAGACAGCGCAAGGCGGAGAATATTTCGCAGCCGGTGTAGGTGGTGCTATTACAGGACGGGGCGCGGATCTATTAATTATTGATGACCCGCACTCGGAACAAGACGCACAATCTAAAACAGCATTAGAGGCAGCTTACGAATGGTATACATCAGGTCCACGTCAACGTTTACAGCCTGGCGGTAAAATTGTTTTAGTTATGACGCGTTGGTCACAAAAAGATTTAACAGGATTACTTTTAGCAAATCAAAAAGAAGCAAAGTCTGACCAATGGCACGTGGTTCAGTTTCCGGCGATCATGGACCATGGAACAACAGAGGCGCAACCTGTCTGGCCTGAGTATTGGAAGATGGATGAATTAGAAAAAGTACAAGCCACATTACCCGTTGCTAAATGGAACTCACAGTGGATGCAAAATCCAACATCAGAAGAAGGAGCGATTTTAAAACGTGAGTGGTGGAAAGTATGGAAGCATGATCACCTGCCCCAACTTCACCACGTTATACAATCCTATGATACAGCGTTTATGAAAAAAACGTCAGCTGATTATTCTGCCATTACTACATGGGGTGTATTTTATCCAAGCCAAGATGAAGGAGCTAATCTCATGCTATTAGATGCGATCAAAGGAAGATTTGAGTTTCCAGAGTTAAGGCGTGTAGCTTTAGAGCAATATAAATACTGGCAACCTGAAACGGTGATTATTGAGTCTAAAGCATCAGGATTACCCTTAACCTATGAATTACGTAAGATGGATATCCCTGTTGTTAACTTTACACCGAGCAAAGGAAATGATAAGCATGTCAGAGTTAATTCGTGCGCACCTCTTTTTGAGTCAGGTCTGATATGGGCACCAGATCAAAAGTTCGCTGAAGAAGTGGTTGAAGAGTGTGCTGCATTCCCCTACGGGGATCATGATGACTTGGTTGACTCAACGACCCAAGCAATTATGAGATTTAGACAAGGAGGTCTTGTCATGCATCCTGAAGATTATGATGATGAAAAAGACAAACAAGTAAAACCTGTGAGGACATATTATTAATGAAAAACATTCCGCTAATGGTGGCAAAACCAGTATTAAAAAAATTTAGAAAAGAGATTCAAAAATTAAATAAAGCTCAAACATCTGGTGGTGGAAGTTTTAAAAATCTAAACAAAGCACAATCAAGACTTGATTCTGCTAAAGAATATACACAAGGTCTTTTAAAAATAGCGAAGAAAAAATTACCTCCCTCTGCTGTAAAAATGGTAAAAAAAGGTTTTGATGAAGTCATTAAAAAAAGAAAAGAGTTTAGAGATGCAGTTGCTGAATCAACTGCGAAAAGGTTAAAAGGTAGGAAACCAAACTTTAAAGGTGGTCTAATTAGAAAACCCAAGCTAGCGAAACGAGGGTTCTAGTGGTAAAGAAGCTAACAACAACTATACCTCCTCTAAGAGGACCAAACCCACAGGGCTTGAATATTCCCTTAAAACAAGTTAAGACTGTAAGATTGGAGAAAACAAATGGCAGAAATCGACAAGTCGCTTCCAGGCGAAATAAGAACAGAGATTAAAGTTCCGGGCGAAGAGGTTACGGAACAAGTTGACATCGAAGAACAGGTTCCTGAAAAAGGTCCCATTGAAGTTATACCCGAAGAAGACGGTGGCGCGACCATCGACTTTGAACCAGGTGCAATTAATATTCCTGGAACAGAATCACACTTTGATAATTTAGCAGATATTTTACCCGCAGACGGTCCAGTAAGAACGCAAGTGTTAGGGGTGAAGAACCCACAAAAAGATCAGCAAGCGCACAGAGTAAAAGATTTCATGAATTATTTAATTATGGATCAGATGAAAGAGTATGAGCCAGAGTTTGATTCTATGTTATTTCATTTACCACTTGCAGGTTCTACATTTAAAAAAGTTTACTACGATGATTTATTAGGAAGAGCTGTTTCTAAATTTGTGCCGGCAGATGATTTGATTGTGCCGTACACAGCAAATAGTTTAGATGATGCAGAGTCTATTATTCA